CAGCATTAGATGTGCTTGCAATGTTGTTTGACTTGTACATATCAAAACCACGAAGTTTTCCACTAGAAACTAAGCCGTTTCTAATTGAACCCTGTCCAGCGTTGTAGTCAACAGACAATAGTTTAGAACTAGAACTTCCTAGAACTTCGTAGAAGTCAGGACTAGCAACGAACCATCTACCTTCTTCAGGTACATTTTGATCGTCTAGTAATCTTGACATTCTACCCATAAGGTCTAAAGGATCATGTTCATCAGTTCCAAAACCTATATCTAGATTACCTGTTCCATCAAAAGTTCCAGAAGCTAAATCAGTAGCTGAGTCGGAACCTAACACGTGGTTAGGTGATGAAGCAGATAGACCAGCAAACATAGTTACTATTACAGCAGCATCATAAGCATCTTTCAATGCGTATGCAGCAGAACTGGAAGCAACTTCTTTAAAGTTAACATGTGACATATTTGTTTCAATATCATCTACGATGAATTTAAACGCATTAGCACTATCAACTACTAAAGATGTTTCTTGGTCTGTTAGTCTAGTTTCAGTTGTATCACTATTTCTAGTATACGCTGATACAGAGATAACGGGTTCTTTGATAATCTTTACTGAGTCTCCGAAAGCAGATATTTCACCCGAATAATCGGTGTTTGTAATAGCTTCTACTACCGAAGATTTCCTAAAAAAGTTTAAAACCTTTTTAGAATAAACCGAAGGTAAAAAGAAACTATTAGTTTGTCCACTTACGGAGTTAGCAAAGTTAGCATTAGTATCCGTTGATGGTTCAAAATATTGAGCCATGGGATATCTCCTTAGTTAGAATTTAGTTATTAAACTAAATAGTTTATTTAATGATTCTGCCTTCTTGCATTGCATCGCTGATTTCACTTTCGTATTTATCAAACTCTGCAACACTCATGGCAGCAATCTCTCTTTCTGACCACACTCTTTGTTGATTTGTATCTACACTAGTTGTTTTAGTGGATATCATATCAGCAGCAGATTGTGAAGTCTGTTTAGAATTTGACGTAGGTTGTGTAACCTCTAATCCAATATCCTTTTTAAATAAATCTAAAGCTCTACTAGCTAAAGTTGCATCGTTTGGGTTATTAAAAATCCAATCTTTAATAGCCTCTGGTTGCAAATTAGCCCAATCTTGAAATTCATCGCTGTTTCTGATATCATCAAAATCAGGATGTTTTTCTCGTAAGTCCTTTTCAGCTTCTCGTTTTAGTATTTCTGCTTCTCTTCCTTGCATAGCATCTAATCTTGTTTGCAATTCAGCAACTTGATTTTCACTTTGCATGTGGGCAACAGACTCTACTACTTCGTAAACATCAGGATACTCGGTTTTAAACTTTTCTAGTTCTTCTGCAGATTTTGGAGCTTTATACTCTGGTCTGTTTGAAACAGCTTCCTGTATTAACTCTTGTTCTCTAGCTTTAAACTCATTAAGTCTAGAATCGTAGTGAGCTTTTAAATCATCGTATCGTTTTTTATAATTAGGTTGCTTATAAGGTTTATCCTTACTTGCTTCTATTTCTTGTTTTTCTGCTTCAATTTCATCACTTTCGTCATGTTCAGTTGAAACAGGTTTATCAAAAAATAAATTATCTGACGATACAAAAGGTTTATCTTTTACATCATGCCAATCTTTTTTTGCATTATAAGGGTTGGCTTTCTGTGGTTCTTGGTTCTCGGTTATAACTTTTTCAGTCATTTTCTTACCTCCTAATCAGGGCTTCTCTAACAAGGTCGCTACATTGTGCACAGTAGGGCTTGTCTTGTAAAGGTCGCCTTTCGGTTGTTATATATGATATAGTGCCTATAAAAATTATAGGGTCGCTTTATCTCTTATTAGCCACTCACAGGAACGTAATATCTTCGAGGACTTGATTTTAACATTTCTTCTTCAACCTGACGAGACTGCTTCACAACATTAGGTACATTACCTTGTGCTGCTAGAAGTCCTTTAGTTTGAATAGGAACTGCTTGGTCTTCCTCGTCAATTACGCCACCATAAGCGACACCTTGCCTTTCATCTGCTGCAGCTTCTGCGTCTTTCATCATAGACATTAAACTGTCTTCTCCGATTTCTTCAGTTGCTTTTGCAGTAAAGACAAATTCTCCATCCGATAACCTTGCAGGTATCGAATCGGATACTTCCGTTCCTGGACCTTCAATAGGACCAGACCCAGAAAACTCTGAAGCACTCTCAACTACTTGATCAAATAGTTCACTCAACTTAGCATCTTCCATAAGAGCACTTTCTAAATAATTCTTATCTTCTTCTGATAATGTAGAATCAACTACATAGTCTACATAATCTGCTTCCATTTCTTCATCTGGAAGTTGTTCTTTTTCTATAGCAAGATCATCCATTTGATCTTCTATTTCTTTTTCTACAGTAACAGGCTCTACTGATATAGCAAGGCCTTCCATTTGGTCTTCCATCTCTCCACCTTCTGCTTTTTTCTTAGACGGTCTTCCTACTTGACTTCCGTATGTGCCTTTACCTTGTGGCATATTAATTCTCCTCTTGTCTATTCATTGCTTCGTCTACTTCATTCCCCAACTGCTCTAGGCGTTCCAGCAAATTGATCTTCCCCTGGCAACGGTACAGCTCCAGTTCCGATGTTGCCACCGCCAGTACCTGTAGCTCCGAGTTCTTGAGGTGGTTGAGGTGGTCCACCAGGACCTCCCAATCCTTCCCCTTCACCAGGGGCACTAAGTTCCTCGCCTGTTTCTTGTCCAACATTATTTTGCATTCCTATAATTTGTGCCATTAAAGCAGCCTCTTCAGGATCGTTGAGTATTTCATCAGGATCAAGATCAAGACTGTAGGCAAGTTCACTAATCAATTTAGACATCTTCACAAATGGAGCAATAGCAGGATTCTGTACAGTTTGTAAGAACATGGTCAATCTTTGTGACCTAACTTCTTTCTGCATTAAGCTATTGGTTCCAGAAGCACTAACTTCTAAATCACCTACGACTCCTAACTTATCTTCTAAGAATTGCATATTCCATTGAAAGTATGCTTCTCCAAGAGGTTTAAGAAGGAAATCATCCAAGTTCTTAACAACTGTTTTAATGTTAAGACTTGCTGCACCTAGTAACATAGACATACCTGAAGCAGTCCTAGTCATACTTTGTACTCCTGTTTGTCCATGAGAGTAACTCGGTATGCCTGTCTGCTCGTCTGCAAGTTGTCTAAACTTGTCGAACATCATCATATTTTCTGTAGATGTATTAGGAAACTTAACTCCATGTATCGCCTGTCCTGGCATTCCTGCTTGTCTACGGAATATTTTACCAGGATACATCTCGAAACTTTGTCCACCGACTAATGCAGATTCATCTACATCAAATACTAGCGAACCTGACAAGGCTAAATTATCAATCGCCATTCGAGCATGACCATTCATAATTTGTTGAGAATCATCCATGTTCTCAGCTACACCAACTCCAAAAAAACTATAAGGATTCTTTTCGTAAGGGAAAGCATGATAAGGTATTCTATATGGAGTAAATGGATTTATAACTACTCGAAGTACTTTATCATTACTTACCCAAGCATTAATTTGTACTTCGTCTAAATCATCAATAGAATCATCTAGCTCTATGCCTACTTCTCTGGCATACTCTGCATCCATAATTCCCCAATACTCTAATACCTCATATTGTGCTGCAGCTTGTTCGTCTTGTTCTTCTTCCCTTATCTGATCTTCGTAACCACGTTTCTCGTAATTACCACCCATCATTAAACAGTCTCTAATAGCATCCTTATCAAAGTAAGGCATCTTGCTTAATGCTCTAAACTGACTTCTATTTAATCTATGTCGATGAATTACGTATTCACACTCTTCCATAGTAGTAGCATTTGGATCAGGAAAGAAATCCCAAGTGCTGACAAATTCTATTCTAGGTACTCTAACTTCTAAAGGATTATAAGTTCTATTACCTTCTTCATCTTCATCCCATTTATTTAATGTCTTATTAAAATTAAATGGTCCTTTAATTATTCCAGTACCCATCATGGCAGCTTCAAATAAAGCACTTCTTAATTCTGAAGCTCCATTAGATTCTTCTATCTGATCATGGATTAATTTTTCCATGCGTCTTGCAGCTCTTTGAGCAGGACTAACTTCTAAGTCTTGTGGGTTAGGACTGAAACCTTCTACATAGTTTCCTTCCATCTTAGCAAGTTCTTCAATAAATTTTTCTTCAAACTTACCTAATCCATAAGTTGCTCCTGGTTTTAAAACTTTACCATCACCTTCATAACCGACATCGTATGGGCTTTCTGTTAGTTGTTGTTCAACAGGTTCTTCAGGTGTAGTTTCAATTCCTGGTACAGGATTTTGAGAGTCTAAGTGAGCTTGAGATACTTCGCCTTCTGGCATCTTAGTTTCTCTAATGCCAATAGGGAACTTCCCTGTTCCGAATATTACATCAATTAATTGTCCAAAGGCGGCTAGAACTTTTGTCTTAGTTACTTTAACAAAGACTCTAGATTTTTCAGATTCTCTAAAACGAACCTTCTTTCCGTATAACCCTCTGTAGTTTTGATAAGCAGTCAGCCATCTACTTTCGTGTAGTTTTCTAGAATCTTCTGCTGTTTGAAATCTACTGGCTATTAAACCTGCTAAGTTTAATTTTTGATCAGGCATTAAATTTAATGCTTTACCTGATTCCCCTTCTACTTCTTCGTAGATATGATCAGCATTTAAAAATGTATTATCGTTTTCTGCCATATATATTTATATCAATAACCAAATGTATCATCACTTGGTTTATAAATAGACTCTCTATGAAATTGACGAAGATTATCTATTGGATTATTAATTCTCGGTCTACTCATAATAAGATACCGCAGAGCATCATAAGCATGATCTGCAGCATGTGTGTCTACGTCTTCAGGATTCCTAGTATCTAAAGGTATACTTTGTAGTTCTTTGATCAAGTTAGGACAGGTATTAAATATCTGTAATCTTGGTCTACCATTCGGTTGTACTTTTAAATATTCGTGAATCTGAATTTTACCTTGTATTCTATTTTTATCGGCTCGTCTAAGTTTGTGTCCTTGTTTGACGAGTGACTCTCCAACAGTCGGTCCAGTTGTACCAGTTCTAGCCCATGCTGATGTATCAAGTACTCCTGGAACTGAAAGAGGGTCTTCCATTTCCATATCCGTTATTATACAGCCTAGATCGTAACCTGTCAAGCCTTTTCTGTATAATTCTCGATAAATTATTAAAGTACCATCAACTTTATCCATTGCTCCCCACACACAAGCACTCTCTGAAGCATAACCATAGTCAATACCTTTAATCCTTTCCCACGTTATAGGAATAGAAAAGGGAGCTACAATATGAATATCTGGATCAAATTCTACAAAAGCTGCACCTTCATTAACATCCCAATTACCTTCTAACAACTGTTTACGTTGTACAGGCGGTAAAGACATTAGCATCTGTTCATAGATACCATCTTTAGCTAAATAAGGATTATCAGTTAAACGTGCAGGAATAAACTTTCTAGTTAGGCCATCATCACCAATAAAAGATTCGTTGGGTGAATTTGAATCTACATATCTTTTCTTAACCCAATGTGCTCCAATGCCACCAGGGTTCGCAGTACAGCGTAGATAAGTCTTAATCTCAGGGTCTGTTGTTCTAAGACGAGAAGCTAAATAGTTCCAACCAAATTCTGTCGGTAAGTGAGTTATCTCGTCAAAGCCTATCCAAGAGTACGCTTGTCCTTGGTATCTATAGACATCAGCATCTCTTTCTAAGAAACCAAACTCTATCTTAGCCCCACTTGGAAAGTTCCATACTTTCTCTACTTCTCTAAATTTACAACCAGGAAAGGCCTGTGGATATAATTCTCTGGACTTATCTATCAGTTCTCGTAACTCTGGCATAGATCGTCTAAGTATTAAAGCACGATGAGCTTTCTTATGAGCATACCTCAATGGGTCTACTAACATAGCATAAGATTTACCTCCTCCTGCAGCACCGCCATAGAGTACATCTTTTTCATCCGCAGCTAAGAACTCAGTCTGTGGTCCTTCATTAGCATGAAAGACAACGTGACTGCCTTTATCTATTTCGTCTTGGACTGCTTTAGGGATTGACGAGAGTTCGTCTTCGGTGACTACCTTCCCCTCGTTTGTAGGTTTCTGCGATTCATCTTCAAGTTTGGCGAGAACTTTTGTGGTTTTCTTGAGTGAGTTCCTTTTAGATTTAAGTTGCCTTTCAACCCTTTCGATTGCTTTTTGTTTTTGTTTAATCGCCCTTCTGGATTTTTGTTTCGCTTTTTGTTCATTTGAATAGTAGTAATGTGATGTTGCTCCTTTTGGTCTGCCTGATTTCTTCTTAGGCGTACCATCCTTCTTTAAGACAAAGCTACCATCAGAGTCTGTCAAGTAAAGATGTGGGTTCTCTTCCCAATCGTGCAATTCGTTGTTCTCGTTTTCCATATTTTTTATCTATGTGTTTCTTTAATCCTGGTGGGCTTATACGTCTTTTCGTTTTATATTCGATCCAATCACAAGCATCTTGTAATGAAATTGACTCTCCTGTTACTAAATCTTCAGCTACTTGTAAAGCTTCTAGTTGATCTGGTATTGGTTTTAAAACTCCTTCTTCATCGCTTTCTTCATAACCAAAAGGTATAGTAGAGGTTCTCCTTTTAATATAACCTTCTTTCATTTTTTTAAAATAGGTTCTAATTCATCTTGCATTTGTTCAGAAGTAGTTGTTGTTTCTTTCTTACCAAATATTCTATCGTAATTATCTCGATATGCTTGAGAAGTAATATTAGGTCTTCTTTTCTTTTTACCTAAGACTATGGGGTTTTTATTTGTACCTATTATTGTTCCTTTTCCGTTAGCCATTATTCTTCCTCTATTATTTCTACAGACTCTGCTTCTATAGGTTGTTTTTCTGGTAATATAAAGATACCACCTGCTGCTTTATGAGTTACATCTAGTCTATCTCGTTTAGCTACTCCAACTCTGTCTAAGATTGTTTGAGCAGCTTGAAGTTTATTACCTACTTGTGGTAGTGGTCGATCACTATTCATAATCTCTACTAACTTAAACGCTGCTTGAGGTGCAGATCGTGCAAGTACATCCGAGGCTAACTGTATCACTTCTTCTCTTAATGATTTAATAACTTGATGATAGTTGCCTGAGTATCCTGCTAGTTCTGCAGCTTCTTTGGGATTGCCACCTGTGGTAATGAGATTGTCTAAGAAGGCCTGTTGCTTCTCAGTAAGGCTTCTTTCTTTGACTTCTGTTGAGGGTAAATAACTCATAGTCTCTATTATAGGTCTGGTTTAGGGGATTGTCAAGTATTTAAAGTTTTTAAAGTACTTGACAGATTGTAATCTGACCTGTATAATAGACATTACAGGGCGTGACGGTTTGACACTTTTATATATGTAACTAATGGCCACAAACCTAAAGCTAGTTAATGTTCAAAAGTAGCTAAAAATGTATATGATTTATATCATATTGCGACCACCCCCTATGGCCCTCCTGCCCCCCCCTACTTCAACACCTCTAACACCTCTAAAGACTCCAACAACTTCAACAATTCCAAAGAGAACCACCACTTCAACAGCTTTAAAGTTGTTAGAGTTCTAGTTAATGGAGAAGAAGTAACAGCTTTAGAGTTGTTAGAGTAACTTTAACAACTCCAACAACTCCAAAGACTTCAAAGACTTAAACAATTATTAAGGACCACTCCCACCAATGACAAAAGCTTTATAAACTTTTAAACAAGGAAGGGGCCTTTGCTG